GCTGTCTCGCGTCTGGAGCCGTACCGCCGCCATGTGGCAGGAGACTTGGACCGAGCGCTTCGACGATCGCATCGCCGTCCGGGACGGCCACTGGATATGGACCGGGTACGTGGATCCCCGCGACGGGTACGGGCGCTTCAAGCCCATCCACTCCGAGCCCGCCCACCTGGCGCACAGGCTGGCCTACGAACGCTGGGTCGGCCCGATCATGGACGACAAGCCCGTGATCGACCACCTCGGGCACCCCTTCGGCCTGCGCCGCTGCGTCAAGCCCGACCACCTCGAAGCGATCACCCACGAGGAGAACATCCGGCGCGGAGAGAGCCCAGCGGGCCGCAACGCGCGACTGACCCACTGCCCTCGCTGTGGCGACCCGCTGGACGATCCAGCCTATGCGACCCAGCGCAAGAACGGCGAGCGGCGCTGCCTGCGCTGTCAGCGGGCAGAGCACGCTCGCTATCGGGCTAGGAAACGGGGCGCAACGGAGGACGTCCAGCGGGCTGCACCGTGATACGCAGCACTTCCTCGGATTCCTGAACGTCGGGCCAGTACCTGGGCTCTCGTACCGCGTGCCCAATCTCTGAGATAGCCCGGTTGACCATCACCCCACCGCCCTTGGGATCAATGGCTTTGGATGTGATCAGACGCTCCACCACGGTACCAAGCCGTACCCAATAGACATCGCCGACGCGCCAGCCCAACCCGTGGGCTTCGCCCTTGGTCTGGGGCTCCGAGTCTCGTTTCGGGATGTGGTTCAGGATCGTCTTGATACGGGACTTGAGCAGGCCCAGATCCGTCAGTACCTCCATCGGGTGAGTGATGTCGGTGACCATGCGGTCGACCGCTTCGGAGAAGAACGTGAAGGCCCGCCCTGTCTGGTTGGCATTGAAGCGGGGGAACAACCTGGCCTGCGCCTGGCATGCATCCCGAAACAGCGTCTCGCTGCCCAGTTGCTTGGCAGTCACCCGGACCGTATAGCGGATTCCATCCTCTGGCTGCTTGACAATCACTAGCGTGTAGTGCTTGTCATCCCCCGTATCGAACAGAACCGCTTCCAGTACCTGGAAGTTGGCGCCCTTGGCCTGCGCGGCGGCTGCCTTCTCACGCATGACGTCGGCGTCGGCGTTCTGGTACGTGCTCCACAGGTAGCTCAGACCGTGGTTGGCCCGAGTCTCGCGCTGGTAGCACGCCTCGCCCACCAGGGTGCAGGCGAACACCTCCTCGACGTCGTCGAAGGCCCAGCCTTTGCGGATGAACTCAGCGCAGATGGCGAAGTCGATCGCCGAGTGGCTGTTGTCCTTCAGCTTATCCCAGTGCCGGGTGCCTGGGTCCTGATTGCCGCGCTTGAACAGGGTGTCAAGCACCTTGCCCTTGAACTGTGCCTCTCTAACCCGGGAGTGCACGATGCTGGTCTGGTGCGCGTTGAGACGCAGGATCCGTTTACTGGTTGTGTTCGGACCGTTCACGCTCTGTTCAGGGTTTTCGGACAGGTAGGTTGCTACAATGCCCTTGAGGTACCCATCTGGATCAGCGATGGTGGGCAGCGTCCTGAAGCTGCCCGCCACTCGCTGGTACGGACCCCACCCCGCCAGAGCAGACGGCGGCACGAGCACGTAGTTCTTGTCGGCTCTGACCTCGCCCATCTTTCGACCGGGCAACAGGTGCCAGGCGCTGGACTTCAGGTCCATCGGGTACCTGAACCAGACGTGAACCCTGCCGCGCCCAGAGCGCACGACGCAGGCACCCTGGAGTAGCGGGCTGGTCGGGTTGGCCAGGATCCAGTCGGCGGCAGACTGATCGTCGACGTCGCCGCAGCCGATACCGTTGCCGCACACGATGGCCCAGTTGCAGTCTGGGTACTCCTGCAGCCAGAACTGCATCTCGTCGTATGTCGGCGCGCGCTGCATGAATTCGGCCCACTTCACCAGGGGCGTTTTGAGACCGGAGTGGATGGGGATCAGCGAGATCCCCGCGTCCAGGTAGTGGTACGCCGCGTGTTGACCGTCCTGATCGGTGGCGTGCATGCCTTACTCGCCGGTCGTTTCTGGATCGCCCCCCGTAGTGCGTCGGTTCTTGGCTAACTCCGGATGGGTACGCTTATACGCATCCAGGTCGGTCTGGCGGAACATCAGCACGTGGGACGAGTCGCCGAGCATAAAGCCGGGGATGCCTGCCCCGCCTTCCTCGTAGATAGACTTGAGCCGATAGATGTATTCGCGGCTAACTCCGAGGTAGTCCGCCGCCTCTTGAGCGGGGAGCCAGCCCTTGAACACAACCCGATTGGCTTCGGGGGAATCTACAACAGTCGTCATTCTTGCCCTCCTTCTGGGTGTTTTAGATGTTGACACAAGTCGCTGACCCAGTGTAGGATTTCTGCGGTTGATTTTTCAACCTGTCGCCAGTGGACGGGCGGCAAATCTCATTCGTAAGGGAGCACACCCCATTGTCCGAGTTTCGTTTTTTTCCCTATCAGGTGGAGGGGATCGTCCGAGCCTACCACGCTCTGAAGAATCCCGACGCCCGAGGTTCGTTCTTTTTCCAGTGGCAGCCTGGCATGGGCAAGACGCTGGGCGCGATCGCGCTGCACCGCAAGCTGGGCATGGAGCAGCCCATCCGCACCGTGGTGGTCTGCCCCGTCGTCGCGGTCGGCGTGTGGCGCCGAGAGTTCGAGAAGTGGCTGCCTGGCACCCCGATCGCCATCGACGCCCCTGACGGCGAGGCGCGCGTGGTGATCACCACGTACGACAAAATCAAGGATCCAAGGTCGGATAACCCGCTGACCCAGCGGCGCACAGGGTCTGATCGGCTGCACGCGCTGCAGAACTGGAACCCTGTGCTGCTGATCCTGGACGAGTCGCAGTATTTCAAGAGCCCCAGTACCGCCCGCACACGGGCTATCTGGAAGCTGGCGGCGGCCAGCCAGTTCAAGGTCCTCTTGAGTGGCACGCCCGCCCACTCGCCGCTGGACTGGTGGTCGCAGTTCAGGGTTGTCGCACCCCACGAGCCCGTCTTCCGCAAGACGTACCAGGAGTTCAAGCAGCACGTGGTGGTGCTGCAGCAGGGACCCAGCGGTTCCTTCCCGATGCGCGGTCAAGGGGGCCAGATGATCCTGAAGGACGGCTTTCAGGACGTCGTCAAAGCGATGGCGCCGTACGTCCACGCGGTGCCCAAGAGCGCCCTGGCCCTGCCAGATCCGATCGAGCAGGAAGTTCCCGTAACCCTGGACAAGGCGGAGCGGAAAGCCTACACGCAGATGGAGACGCTGCTGCGCACTGAACTGCACGACGCCACCGAGGCCAACGCCCAGATCGTGCTAACCAAGATGCTCAGGCTCTCCCAAATTGCGGCGGGGCACGTCACCAACGAGAACGGGGACACGGTGACGGTCGGCCACTCGAAGCTGAACGACGCGCTGGAGCTTCTGGAGCAGCGCGCTGACGAGAAGGTTGTCATCGCCTGCAGGTTCCGCCACGACATCGCCGACCTCTCCGACGCCCTGCTCAAGGCGGGCCGCGAGCACAGGGTCATCGACGGATCGGTGAGTGCCAGGGCCAGGACCGAGTACGAGGACTGGTTCCAGAAGGAAGACCACAACGGGGTGATGCTGCTCAACATCCAGTCCGGTGGAGTGGCGATCACTCTGTCGGCGGCGAGCACGATGATCTTCTTCACCCTGCCGCTCAGCGTGATCCAGTGGCAGCAGACCACGGCGCGCATCCACCGCATCGGGACCACCACCAACGTCTCGATCATCTATCTGTTGGCCGAGCAAACCCACGACGACGTGATGCTGGCGGCGCTGCGCAGGGGCGCCTCACAGGTCGATATGGCCCGCCTGCTGTTGAAGTACCTGAACCGTCAGGACGGAGGAGCCAACTGATGGCGACTCACCTGGACGCGCTGTCCTGGCGCGAGATCTATGGCCGCACCTTGAGGAGGCCCGAGCAGGGCCGAGCCCACGCGTACGTCGTGGCCCCGCTGTACGACAACATGACCTACCACGAGCGGGACACCGTCGTCGAGAACACCCGACGCTCGATGATCGGCATGCTCGACCACGGCGACGTGCACTACGTCACCGCCGAGATGACCGCTGTGCTGCAGGACATCGTCCGCGAGCACATGGCTCACCGCGAACTGTTCCACATCGACGAGGGCGACCTGCCCAGCAGTCGGGGCTTCGTGTACTTCGATGGGTCGGTCAAGCTGCCCACCGAGTACGGCTTCAACCACGAGCAGGAACTGGTGGCGGTGGGCTGGGCGCCGCTGCTGGTGCCGCCCGAGCATTTCGAGAGCCGCGTGGGGCGCCGCTTGCTGGACAGCGACGAGAAGGACCAGATCGGCAACGTGGTCATCGGCACGATGCTGGTGACCTTCGTCGAGACGCCGCCCCGACCCCGAGGCAACTTCGAGGACTACGGCAAGTGGAAGCCCAGGATGTGGATCCCGTGCCCCTGGGGGGTACGCACCGACCCGACGATGGTCAACTGGAAGGGCGAGATCGACCACGTCGACGTGAGCACCCCAGTCGGGCCGACCGACCTGGATCCTGGGGAGAAGATCAGCTACGAGGACTCCGTCGAGGCGTCGCGGCGGGTGATGCGGCTGATGCTGGCGTGGATGGCGTTCATCCAGACCGAGATCCCCGTGCTGCACCAGCGCCCTGAAAGCTACGACAGGGTGATGCACAAGGAGGGGCGTCCGCCCGCCGACGTCAAGGTCACCCTGCTGCGCCGCTACGAGAGCACCCCCGCCAAGGGCATGGCCGAGGTGGACTGGCAGTACCAGTGGAAGGTCAAGGAGCACTACCGCTGGCAGCGCGTCGGGCCGAACCGAGCGTTCGTGCGCCGCGTCAAGGTGCGCTCCTACTGGAAAGGCCCCGAAGACAAGCCGCGCATCGAGCGCGACGAGATTACCGTGCTGGGGAGATAAGCATGACCCAGATCGACAGCTACATGGGGTACTCGGGCTGATGCCCGCCAACCCCGACTGCCGCCTGTGCCCCCTGGGGGGCACAGTGCTCTCGACCTGCGTGTGGGGCGAGTACCGTGGCGATCCCACCTGGTCCGGTCCAAGAGTGATGGTCGTCGGCATCAACCCTGGCTACAACGAGGACCAGCAGGGCCGACCCTTCGTCGGCGCCTCGGGCGGCATGCTCGACGAGGCGCTGGCCCAGGCGGGCATCCGCTACGCCTACCTGACCAACACCTTCAAGTGCTACGCCGAGCCCGACATGGCGTGGGCCAGGGCGTGCAAGGACTACCTTGAGGAGGAGATCGCCAGTGTTCATCCGGCTTACATTCTGGCGCTGGGGAATATCCCTACACAGAGGCTACTGGGTCAAGGCACCGTGGGGCAGGTGGCGGGTAAAGAGATCTGGTCTGCTCGTTACCAGTGTTGGGTCATGCCCGCCTTCCATCCTGCAGCTATTTTGCGAAACCGAGGCCGAGAGAACGCCTGGCGATCTGACATCCTGCGCTTTGGGCGCCTCGTTCGAGGCGAACTGGCTCCGCCGCCGAACACTCCCCCTGTCAGGGTGGATCTTATTGACTCGGGCAGGGGCCTCAGGTCGCTGGATCGGCTCCTTCGGACCGAGCCTTCGTTTTCATACGACTTCGAAACCAACGTCGTCGAGGGCGGCTGGCACCACCGCGCCTTCGTAGCCCACTCGATCGCGTTCAGCTTCACGGGCCAGGAGGCGGTGTGCCTGCCCATCGCCCACCCCGAGTGCCCACCCGAGTGGACCGCGCTCGTGCTGGACTGGATGCGGCTGCACGCCACGCCGCTGCTGCAGTCCAGGGACGCCACGCGCATCGTGCACAACGGCATGTTCGACGACCTGGTCTGGTACCGTCTGACCGGACAGCTACCCAGGGTGAGCGCCGACACGATGCTCATGCTGCAGTTGCTGGACGAGAACGCACCCAAGTCGTTGAAGTGGGCAGGGAGGGCACACCTTGGCTGGCCTGACTGGGACATCGACGCACGCAAAGCGCATCCTCTGCGCCTTCTGTACCCGTACAACGGCTACGACGCCGCTGCTACTGTCCTACTCCGCGACCTCCTGGCTGACCGACTCGGTGAAGACCCCGGGCTTCAACGCTACTTTCAAGCACTGGAGATGCCCAAGCTGCGGGCACTGGAACGCATGGTTGCGCGGGGTATTCACGTCAACCGCAAGCGCGCCGCGCAGCTTTTCCAGAAGGCCCGCCACGAGCAGTACGCCGCCGACGCCCTTGTCCCGGTACAGAACCCAGCGTCGCACCCGCAGGTAGCTCACTGGCTGTACGAGGAACTGGGGCTACCCGTCCTGAAGCAGGGGAAGAAGCACCCATCGACAGACGAGGCAACAGTAAAGACCCTGGGACTGGTGCACCCAGACGCGCGGCTGATCCTCGACTGCCGACGTCCGCGCAAGAAGATAAGCACGTACTTCAAGCCCATCAACCGAGCGACGAAGCACAGCTTCGATGGGCGATTCCACCCCGAGATGCGCACGACATCCGTCGAAACGGGGCGCCTCGCCAGCTTTTTTCACACCACCCCCAGGGACACCAGCGTACGCCCCATCTTCTCGGCGCCCGAGGGCATGGTGCTGCTGGAGGCCGACTACCGCCAGATTGAAGCCCGCCTGTGCGCGTGGATGGCGTGCGGCAGGCCGTGGACCTGGGAGGGCATCAACCCGCAGAGCATGCTGTGGGCCTTCCACATCGGGCTCGACGTGTACAGCGACTTCGCCGCGAACTACCTGCGCAAGACCATCGGCCAGGTGACCAAGGACGAGCGCCAGATCCTGGGCAAGGTGCCGGTGCTGGCACAGTTGTACGGCATGTCCTGGCAGGGGCTGAAAGAGTACGCCTGGCGCTCGTTCGAGATCCTGTGGACCGACGCCCAGGCCCAGGCGCTGTGGAACCTGTTCAGGCGCCGCTACCCAGAGTTCCCGTACTGGCACCGCTTCGCCGAGGCCGGGCTCACGCGACGCGGCTACGTGCAGACCCCGATTGGCAGGATCAGGCGGCTGCCTGACGCGCGTTACGGGCAGCGTGACGCGATCCGGTCAGGTATCAATGCTGAGCCCCAGTCATTGGCCTCGGATATCACGCAGACCGCGCTGATCCTGCTCGATCGCCAGGGCGCCCGAGTCGTGGGTGACATCCACGATGCCCTGTTGATCGAGGTGCGGGTCGACCGTGCTATGCAGGCCACGGCTGAGATCCGCAAGACCATGCTAGCCGCCCCCGTGGCCCTCGAAGCAATGGGTTTGCACCTGCCCGAAGGTCTCATTGAGGTTGAGATCAAAGCGGGTCCCTGGGGCCTTGGCAAAGAAATCCCCGCGTAAGCTGCTGCCCATGTGCCCCGAGTGCGGGCTGTACCGCCTGCGCTCCGAGTGGCACGTCAGGCGCGGCGGCATGCTGCGATGCAGCCATTGCGCCGCGCGACGCAGAAATACCCAGCCAAAGAGGACTTGACTTTTTTTGTAGGCCCGTGATACATTTTTTGGACCGCCGACGTTGTTGATGATGTTGCAGTAGCGCGAGCGGATAGATACAGGACGAAGGGAATAGGCGTGGACATTTCGCTCAGTACGAGCGCGTTCAACGACGCTGCTCGCTGTTTGAAGCGGTATGAGTACCGCTGGGTTGAGAACCTGGTGCCCAAACCCAGGGACGTTCGCCCCGTGCTGCGACGGGGGGTGTGGATTCACCGCTGCTTGCAGCTTGCCGACGAGGGCAAAGACTGGCTCGTCGAACTGGGCCGCCTGTGGCAGTGGGCGGTCGAGCAGGGCATCCCCAGCGACGACGCGGACGGGATGTACACCGAGGTCCGCGAGCTTTGCGAGGACTATCTGGCCTACTGGCAGGGGCATGAGGAGGCCCCAGGCCCGTGGAAGTACATGGCCAGCGAGATCCCGATGGTGTGGGAGCCGCGCCCAGGCACCAAGCTGACGGCGACGATCGACCTGCTCAAGGTCGACGCGGCGGATCGCATGTGGATCTGGGAGAGGAAGTCCACGCAGGACATCCCCGACTCCGACTGGCGCACCGTGGATCCCCAGACGATGCTGCAGTTCATGATCGCCAGGGCCAACGGCATGCCCGTGGTGGGCATCGTCTTCGACTACATCTGCACCCGTCCGGGTAGGGTGCCGCGCATCACCCAGGCGGGGCGGCTGCACAAGAGCGACGAGCAGATGACCACGCGCAGCCGAGCGTTCGCCGTGGCCGAGCGGGAGATGCGCAAGAGCAGCCAGCCCGAGGAGTACATCAACGAGTGGCGCACGCGGCTGGTCGCCGACGCACAGTGGTTCCAGCGCTACGCAACCTTGCGCCCCGACGACAACGCCATCCTGACGCTCAAGGACGTCGCCCAGATCCTGCGCCACATCGGCGCCGCCAGGGACAAGGACTACTACGCCCGCAGCGTCAACGTGCTCGACTGCCGCCTGTTCTGCCCGTACGGCAAGCTGTGCATGGCCGAGTACCACCTGGGGCACAAGAGCGAAGCGCTCAGGGAGGAATTCGTTACGGCATCCACCGAAGACAACTGGATGATGGGGAGGACTGGGTGAGCCTCGTTGACCTGTACGTCCCCAGCGACCGCATCCAGGCGCTGACCCACTGCCGCATCGGCATCTACGGCCCCAACGGGGTAGGCAAGACGACCTTCGCCGCGTCGATCCCTGAGACCGAGCGCGTGCTGTTCGTCAGCGTTGACGACGAGAACATCCGCCCCGTGGCGCACCTGAAGCACTTCAGGGTGGTCAAGCTGCGGCGCTGGAACGACATCTTCATCATCTACCAGGCTCTGGCGCGGCCCGACAACCGCATCACCACCGTGGTGTGGGACACCTGGTCCCGCATCCAGGACCTGGCGGTGGGCAAGATCACGGGCTACGAGCCCAGCGACCCGAGCAAGCTGCAGCAGTACATCGACCGCATCCCCAAGAGCCCCGCCAACTGGCAGGGCTGGGGCCAGGTGGGTGCGCTCTGCTCCGAGTGGCAGCGCAACTTCAACATGCTGCCGATCCACATCGTCTACCTGCTGCAGGAGCAGGACCGCCGCCGTGAGGTCGAGGAGGACGTGAAGACAGGCCCGCGCCTGACGCCAGAAGCACTCAAGGGTATCCGCGATTCGCTGGAGATCCTCGGGCGTCTGTACGTCGACCTGGCCGCCCCCGACCCGTTGAAGGCAGTCGTCAAGGAGGGCGAACCGCTGCCACCCCCCACCTTCAAGCTGGACGAGGACAAGTCCAGCGACCGCATCGACGCCAACGTCCGCGAGGTCAGGCGTCTGTTCATCGGCCAGCACGATCGTTACATTGCCAAGGGTCCGACCCACCTGCTAGGCCGGGTCATCGACGATCCGACCTGGAACAAGATCGTGCCGCCCCTGTTCGGAGGTCCCAGTGACGGACGCCCCGCAGGTGATGGTCACGCTCAAGTCCCACTGGTCGACGGGCACGTCTGAGATGGACGCGACCGTCGTGTTCTCCGCGCCGAGCCTGGACGAAGCTCTGCGCCTGATCCGCCGCGCCACTGACGCGGCACCCATCTTCAACAACCCCCTTGAGGAGGTTCCATCGTGACCCAGCAAGGTCCCTTCCGTCCATTCAAACTGGACCTGAACATCGACGACGCCCGCCCAGCGTCGGCGCGCGTACCTGAGGGCTACTTCCTGGTCGAGTGCGACGGCTGTGACGCGCCCCGCCAGACCGCGACCAGCACGGGGCTCAACGTCCTGTTCCGCATCGTCAGCGGCCCCGACGCCAACCCGAACATGGGCCTCGGCGGTCGGCTGCGCGACTTCAACACGCTGGAGTCGGCGGCCCGCAACGCGGACGGCAAGTCGACCCACTTCGCCTTCACCGCCACGCTGGCGGCGCTGGGCCGCACCGACATCGTCGAGGCGTTCAACCGCATGGGTGACGCCAACGTGATCGACTCGATGGCCAAGCTGATCAGCGTCATCGCACAGGTGAGTGATGCGATCAAGGGCCGCCGCTGCGTCGCCGACGTGCGCGACCGCCAGGGCCAGAATGGCACGTTCTCGTCCATCGAGGCGCTGTTCCCCATCGAGGAGTGGGAGACGTTCAAGAAGGCCGCGCCGTACTCGGGCAACCCTGGGCCTGGCTTCGGCAACCCGCCTGTCGCCAGCGCCCGCCCCAACGGACCTGGCGCGGGGCCTGCTGCCGCCGCGTCCGCCGATCTGTTCGCCGACCTGGACAGGGCGATCTAGTTGACCGTCGAGGCGGGGCTGCGCGCCAGGATGCTCGTTGCCATACGACGAACCTGGCCGCGCTCCATGGGTGTGTCACTGTGGGGACGCCCCGCTTCGGCGGCCTCTGGGCCGGGCCACCCCGATCTAGGCGGGGTGGTTCGGTCGAGGCCGATCGCCCTGGAGATCAAGAAGGCCAAGGGCAAACCGACGCCGCTGCAGGCGCAGCGCATCCGCGATCTCCGCGATTGCGGGGCCTACGCCTGGGTGGTGCGCACGGTGCCCGAGGCCCTGGAAGCCGTGTACTGGACGGCGAAAGGATTTACTCGACCGATGTCGAACGAACCGTTGGACCTGAGCAGTTGGCTCAGCACTGAACCCGCCAGGGTGGAGGCCGCCCCGTTTGCCCCCGCCGCCGTCGAGGCGCCTGCCGCGCCCGAGCCCGAGGCAGCCGAGCACGCCTTCAACTTCGCGCCGCTCTCCAGCCCGTACACCGAGGAGCACCACCGCGCGGTGCAGTCGGCCCTGGGCCACACCCACGAGCCGACCATCCAGGAGGAGGCCGACCGCGACTACGAGACCCAGCTTCGCTCCGAGGCGCTGCTGGGCCACGGCGGTGATGCGCCGGGCATCGAGCTAGCCATGCTGGAGGGCCTGGTGACCATGGTCGAGAACATGGCCGCCGACCAGCGCACAGTTGGGGATCGGGTGACCCTGGTGTGGGAGATGATGGGCCAGTACACCGCTGTGCTGCAGGCCCTGGAC